TTGCGAACGATGAAAGCTGTCCTGTCAGCCATGAGAATTTGTCCGAAATTCCGTTCCATAAGCCTGTTACTATGTTTGAACCGATGCTTTTAACCGAATCCACAAGACCGTTGAATTTGTCCGTTACAGCATCCGCAACCCCTTTAACCTTGGTTGAAACGTTGCTTTTGATAGTGTCCCAGATGTTTGAAATTGTACTTGAAAGCTTGTTGAAAATGCTCTCAACGCTTGATTTTATTCCGTTTACTGTGTTTGAAACGCCTGTTGAAATTGTGCTCCATGCACTTGTTATTGTGCCTGAAATGGCACTCATAATGCTTGTTACAGTTGATGAAATAGAATCAAAAATACTCTTGATTTTATTTTTGATAGCTTCTAATTTCCCCGAAATTGCAGTCTTTATTGATTCCCATATCGAACTTATAAAGCTTGCTATAGGCTTTAAAACGTTCTCAATTATTAACTGAATCGCATTCCAGATTGTTTCTATTTTATCTTTGCACCAGTCCATGACGGTCGTTATAACAGTTCGTATTATTTCAAATTCTGTTTGATAAATAGATACAATTGTATTTATAATTGTACTTATTACTGTGTATATTCCGTTCCAGATTGTTGAGAAAAATTCTGCTATTGCTGTGAAAACTATTTGTACTGTTGTGCTTATTGTTTGCCATGCTGTGGATAAAAATGTTGTTATATTTGTCCACACTGTTTGAACTGTTGTTGAAACTGTCTGCCAGATAGTTGTGAAGAATGTGCTTACAGCTGTCCAGACAGTCTGAAATGTCGTTGAAATGGTTTGCCATGTTGTGATGAAAAAGTTCTTGATTGCTTCCCATACCGTTGTGACAACTGATTTTATATTATCCCATAGATTTATCCAGAATTGGCGAAATTCTTCATTCGTATTCCATAAATATAAAAATGCTGCAACGAGCGCAGTTATCGCCGTTATTATTAGTCCTATCGGATTTGCAGCCATGACAGCATTAAGAGCCGACATTGCAGCTGAAATTTTCGGTATTATCGTTAAAACAGTGCCGACAATGGAGATTATTTTGCCTATTGCAATTAGAATCGGGGCGACTGCTGCAACTATTCCTGCGATTGTTACGATGGTTTGTTTTGTTCCATCATCTAAATTTGAAAACCATGTTGTCAACGCTGAAACTTTATCCGCTAATGTTGTGATTACAGGCGAAACGGCTTCCATTATAGCTCCGCCAAGGTCTGTCATTGCATTTTTCAGCTGATTTATTGCGATTTTTATCGTTGTGGAGTTGGTTTGTAACTTATCAAACGCTGTATCGGTAGCGCCTGAACTATCCTGCATTTCTGACAAGGTAGCATTGAAATCATCTGCACTGTCACCAAGAAGAATAAGCCCTGCCTTAGCAGCTTCCGAACTTGACCACATATCACTGAATGAAAGTCCTTGGTCAGTTGCTGATGTATTGATAATATCCAGAACATCAGCTAAGCTGTAGCCACTTTCCATCAATTCAGAAAATGATTTTCCTGTCTGCTCTTGCAAAATGTCTGAAACGTCCGTGCCTGATTTTCCCAATTCATTAAGCATTGAGTTCATGTACGTTGTTGATTCAGCTGTCGCAACACCGTTTGCTGTCATTGTCGCATAGCCTGCACAAAGTTGGTCAAGTTCTACGCTGTAAGCGTTGGCGGTCGGAATGATTTTACCCATTGTAGATGCAAGGTCACCAACTGTAGTTTTACCGAGATTCTGTGTCTGAATAAGCATATCAGAAACATTGGTTACATCATCGGCTTCAAGTCCGTAAGCATTCAATATTGTTGTTAAAATATCAAGTGCATCGCCTGCTTCTGCAAAGCCTGCCTTTGCAAGTTTTGTTGAATTGGTTACAAAATCTACTGCATCGCCTGTTGATTGTCCTGCGGAAATTGCATTGTAGACATTATCGGCTATTTCTGTGGAACTTATCCCAGTCTGATTTGATAAATCAAGTATTGACTGTTCTAACTGGTCAATAGGAACTTCGCTTTCATCGGCAATTGTAGCAACTTTCGCCATTGCATCTTCAAAATCCATTGCCAGTGTTGCGCTTGCTGTTCCTATGCCTGCGATAGCTGCACTTACAGGAAGTAATTTTTCGCCAACTCCTGAGATTTTATCGCCGACATTCTGTAAGCTTGTTCCTGCACTTTCAATCTTTTGCAGTGCCGTTGTTGAGTTTTCCGCCTGCGTTTCAAGACTCTTTAATTTCTCTTCTGTGTCGACTATCTCACGCTGCAATGCATCGTACTGTTCCTGTGAAATATCGCCATTTGCAAGGGCGGTGTTTGCCTGCTCGGCAGCAGTTTTCAGGGTTGTTAATTTCTCTTTTGTATCGGAAATTTCCTGCGTTAATAATTTCTGTTTTTGTGCAAGTAATTCTGTGTTTGTAGGGTCAAGTTTAAGCAGTTTTTCAACATCTTTAAGTTGTGACTGCGTGCTTTTGATGTTGCCGTTGACTTCTTTTAATGCAGAGCTTAACTTGGTTGTATCACCGCCAATTTCAACGGTAATGCCCTTTATTCTGTCAGCCATATTGTTTTTACCACCTCTTTTTAAAACTTATCAAAATCCCTCTGCGTTGCCTTGTACGGGTATTTATAATCATCGTTTGACTGTTCTTTGAACATATCATCTATCAGACCGATTGTGAACAAATCAAGTTCACTGATTGAAACGCCCATCTGACAGCAACGCAAAAGGAAAAGCGGTGTGGTCATTTCACGGTCAATTTGTCTTTGTTTTTTTTTGACTGTGCAAATGATTCTGTGTTGAGTTTCCAAAGCTCCAGAATCTGTGGTAATACCTGATAAATTGAGAATGTTTCAAAATTTTCAAGCCATTCATCAATACTGTTTGGTACACTTGAATCTGCGTGCTTTGCCATGATATAGGCGACATTTTCAAACATTTCAAGACTTTCAACAGACAATGTTGAATTTTCTGAATCGCTCTCGCCCATATCTTTCTGCAAATTGGTCATATCCTGAAAAATGTCACGTCTGAATTTAAGACGGTACATTCTCGGTACGGCTGCACTTGCTTTGAATGCGACAGGCTGTCCGTCAATTTTGATTTCTTTAATTATACTCATATCTTAGCCTATTTCTTTGTGTATGTAATAACTGTTGGGTTAGCTGTCCAACCACCTGATGTAAATTTAACATGAGCATCAATTGTGGTTGATTCTGTGATTTCAATCGGTTCTGTATACTTGATATAATCACCTGAGAAGTTAAGTCGGTATTCAATATATCCCTTGCCTGCTTCTGTTATAGCACTTGTAAGAGTTACTTTAGTGCTGTCTGTGAACGTTGTTGTAAGTGGTGAATGTGAGATTGAGTAATCATAATCATCATCTGATGTTGTTGATTCTACTGTAGGAATTTCGATTGCTTTATACCAGTTGTTGTACTCTTCCAGTGTTGTGGTCGAGCAAGTCTTCTTCTTTACGACACCGTTATCAAGAACGCCTACAGAAAGCGATAATGTTTCTGTCTGTACTTCTTTTTCGTCTTCTGTTGTGCTACCCTCTAAGCCTGAACGTGAAGCAGTGCATTTAAACAGGCAGTGTCTGATGTGGTTCTTATCGCCATCAAATTCAAACAGCAGTGCAAATTCTGAAACTTCCGCCGTATTTGTTTCTACCATGTTGCCATATTCATCAGTGATACAGCCGAGAATTTCCTTTTCGAAATCCTCTGTAATGAGTGCGACTTCGAGGTCACCGTCATATCCTGATGTATTGGATAATACATAGTAAATTCCGTTATCGGCATAGAAATTTGAATTTTCTCCCGAAACATCAAGGGAAAGTGATACAGCACCCGGGAATCTTATAGGGTCGCCGTAAATTGGAAGACCTGTTGTATCATCGTATTTTACGATTTTTGCCCAGTAAAGCTTGTTTAAACCAAATCTTACTTTATTTTTCTTCATTTTTTTCTTATCCTTTCGATTAAAATTTATACTTGCATTTCATATAAAACTTCAAACATTTCCTCACTAT